GCTTTGCCATAATCGTCTTGAATGTGTGGTGTGCTTAGTGGTTTTTCAAAGACCTCAGAAACTACTCTTATCGCTAATTCTTTAAAAGAAAAGTTATAGCTATCAACACCACCCAATAAGTTAGTCCAATGAAAGCGCAATTTTTTATTACAGTCAGCTACAAATGTGTAAGTTCTTACATCACTATTATTGATAAATATAATTGAACCTGGTCCCAATACTAAACCCAAACCACTCTCAACTGTATAATAAGCGCAGTTAGTCCAATTTGGTGCAATTGATGACCACCAATTAGTAACGGCATCAAGCTGAGGCTTACCAACGCCGATTGTACCCATTGCAGGATAGCCTGTTAAACCTGTAGGAAAGTATGCGTTATTTATTACTGCACCCGCTGACGTGTAAGTTGTTACTTTAGAATAGTTCCATTGTCCTAATATAGACAAAAAAGCGTTTTCTGTTTGGCTTACATTTAGCTCTAAAGGTGATTTTGTTAAATAACTTTTTGCTGTTGTGATAAATGGCACACCATAGTAATCGTCTAAGTTTTGTGTTTCACCATTCTGTCTTGTAGGTATGCCTGTGTAATATGTTGATGATGTATCAACTGCTGGCAATGTTTCAAGTTTACCTGTTGTGCCGTTCAACTGCTCATATTGAAATTCTACATAAACATCATCAAAGCTATCAGTATTTTCTGTTTGTGTTGCAGTATTTAGATCACCAAAAGTTGAACGTCTGCCCCTTACAGAATAGTATCTTTGTAAATATTGCTGTATATCAACCTCAAAAAAATATTCTGTACCTGTTGGTCCTAAGAAAGAAGGAGCAGTATAAGAAACTGCTTTTCGCCCTTGCGCTATCAGTGTACTATTCACAAATATAGAAAAAACGCAATTCTTAATACTGTCAGGTGTGAATGCAGTAAAATTTACAACCCACACTAAAGGTCTGTATGTAGTTGTAACTGTATCTGTTGGTTGTGTAATTATTGCCATGTCTATGGGTATAATGCTGAGTAAATAGCTGTGTATTGTGTGTCGAAGTCTGTCGCAGGTTCTGCCATTACTTGAAAGTAAATGCGAGCCATTACCTCTTTTTTATCTTGCGATGCTGCTGCATAATCGCCAGCCAATGCCGAAGGTATCAAAAAAGAAATGTAAGCCGTAAAGTTTAAAGTCTTACCGACTTGCGTGCCACCTGCACCTGTAGCAGCTGTCTGTAAGTCTAAAGCTAATGATTCACCATCAATAAAAGATAGTGGCGGGTTAGGTAGTTTAATTGGTGTATAAGACATAATTTAAAATATTAAAGTTTCTAATTCTGCTTCAAATAAGGCTTCAGCCCAATCCTCAACAAATTTATCTATATTGTTTTTTTCAAGTTCTAAAGTTGTTTCAATAAACTGCGAAGGACCAGCTAATGGCATCCCTCTTTGTTTGTGTTTTGTCGCTATTGCAAAAGCTACTCCTAAAGCTTTTTTTGCATCAGATATACCCATTTTCAACTGAGCAAATCTCTGTAACCCTTGAATATATTTTGACGTTCCACCTCTACCCGTTGGGGGTGTGTAAGGTATTCTGTCAGGTGGTACACCATTATTCAAAGCCATGCCATAATCATTAAGCCATATCTCTAAAGTTGCACCTGTTACCGTTGTTTGAATTCGACTTTCAATACTTTCTATAAGCTCACCAGTCATACGATGGTTCAACCTTTCGAGTTGAGACCTCATCGTATTTACTAAGTTGTCAGCTAATAGTTGTAGTAATCTGTCTTTATCTCCCATTTTATGAATATTCTAAGTCTGTTTCTGTCATATCATTCGGATCAGCTGGTAACAATGCCGAAAGGTCAACGTCAAAGTCTGAGCAACCACTCGGAAATGTAAGCGTAAAAGTTACAGATAATGTTCTTGTATTTTGTACAAAGAAGTTTATAGCATCAACTAATATCTCTAAGTCAGAAATATTGAACGGTGGAAGGCTCAACTCTTCAGCGTATTGTTGCAATTCTTTGAAAAACTCTTTTACTCTTTTCTGTAAGTTCGACAAAATCATTGCAGTTGTATCAGAATTGTATGTACTATCGTTCTCATAGCCATACAAATCAATAAAAAGTAACTGACAAGAATAAGTGTCAAAAATACTTTGTTCTGCATTTGCTTGTATTCTGCTGCTTATATTTGGTGGTAAAAATAACACATAAGGAAACTGATTGCCAGTTGCAGCATCTACGTTGTAATTGTTCTGAATATTAACGTTAACGTCATTAGGATAACCAAAATGATACGTTTTTAGGTTTATATTATTCTGAACAATTACGTTAAATATGTTTGAAATTTGAGATATTAACATTGTCTTTATTTTAATCTTCAGGGTTCATATCTTCTTCAAAAGGTAATGATCTGAGTCTATCTAATATTGTTTCAATTGCGTATTTATGTTTTTCTATTAGTTCTTCTAAAAAATCATCATAACCAAATTCCTGTTCGCAAGCAAAAAGAGCATCTAAATAGCCTTTGTGATATGATAAGATTCTTTTTAACCTTCTTCTTTCTTGTATTTTTTCTGATGACATTATTGATTAACATTTTGTAAGTTTCTAAGATAAGTATTTTCTGCTGATTTATAACTTAAATGTGCCATAACTGTCCACAAAGATAATTTATTTATTTCATTTAATTTTAAAACATCGCCATCTGCCAAAGCCTGATATGTTGCAAACCATCCATAAGGTTGAATTAGTTCTTTGTAACCTGCTTTAATTTGCTCAGGCTCTGGGCTGTCATATATATTTGGAAATTTATTTGCGATTTCTCGCTTAACCTGCGCAAAAAAAAACCTATCTGCATAGCATCGTTTGCAGTTAGGTGTGCGTTAAATAAGCCTGATCTAACCTTTACATCATAATCATCATAACCTTCAAGTTTACCATTATCGTCTTTCTTACGCCCTAATATGGCAGCAATATAAGGTAATACTTTGTACTCACCCCTCGCTAACTTTGACATCTGTTCTTCATATTGGCAGCTCTCAGCATAATCTTCAAAGGTCGAATTTGGCATTAACCTTTCGGGCAAATAATATATTTCATCTTTACATAAAAAACAATTATAATCAGTTTCTTCAATTGGCTGTAAACCATTTTGTATTAAGTGCCAAACATGAGTGACATCTGCAATGTCGCAACGTCTTATCAGTTTATAGTCTGCATCGAGCCAAAAACCAACCTCTAAACAATAGAAATTTAAAAGCTCTTGTTCTTCTTTGTTCGTGATCAACTCATACCTGTCACGCCTTTTTTGAATTATCTCTTCAGCTGTTTCGCCTTCAATACTTTCTAAGTCTTTAAGAATAGTAGGCAGGTTCTCATCACGCCATTCAAGATATTCAACATATTTGTAAAGCGTTATGTCTGTCAGCTTATACGGTGCTTTAAACTTTTGTCCAGCTATCTTCAGCTCTATCATTTTTTTTGATTCTTGGTTTTTTAATAGTTTTTTTAGGTTTTTCTTCTTCTGCAAATATAGTTTTTATTTCTGTTTCGGGGGTAGGATGACCCTCAAAATATTCTTTGCCAGTTTTAGAATTAAGTATTTCATCGGCTTCAATTCTGTTGATAGCTTGTAATGCCTGCTCTAAGACAATGTTAAGCCTGTGATGATTAGCGTTCTTCTTGTCATATTCAAGAATAAGCTCTTTACTTTCTTTTAAATTCTGTTTAATCTTTTCTGTTATCATAGCATAAAAATTTTGTTTGATACTCTACCCTCAACACCTAAAACATAGTAACGCAAAGCGTCAATAAGGTGGTCATTTTGTTTAATTGGTTTACTGTTTTTGTACGCATAGGTTGAAACCTCTTTTAAAAAGTCTAAGCCGATAACCCTAAGCGCATCAAACTCATTTATCTTTCTTATAGAGAATGTTGTCGCATCATTTGCCTTGTTTATAGGAATAACGTTTAAACCTGCTGATTTTAATTCTGCAATACTTTTTGGTTCAGCACTATCTGCATATATCGGCTCACGATTTACCCCTTCTTTTTTTATCAATTGGATTAAATCCTGATTACTAAGTTCTGTTTCATAAACTAACTGCTTAGCATAAATAGAACGGTCATAAATGCCACACTTACAAAATGCAGCTTTAGATTCAGAAAAACCAAAGTCAAGACCATATGCAATTTTATTAGCCTGTGTTGGAAACTCAAAAGCTTGTTCCCATTTTGGGAACACTAACCCTTTAACTTTACCCGTATAACCTAAACCATAAACACGCCAAAGAACAGGATCGTCTTTCATGGCTTCAATTCTCTTAATAGTTGTATTGTCTAAAAACTTATTGTGTGTATAGTTAGAAATAAACCTAATTACTTTTATGTTTGCATTTGGGTCTTTAATCATTGGCACCAGCTTATCATGTACCCAAAACGCTGCATTCGGATTATAGTCTATAAAAACTTGTTTTCGTGTTCTCATTTGCAGCTCGTGATAAATTTCATATGATATACCGTTTGCTTCGTTCACAAAAAGATAATCACGCTTTCCGTTCTTTGCATCTTGCCAATCGTCATAACTCGTAAACTCAATGATAGAGCCGTTTTTGAAGTTGTATATTTTATCAGTACCATTATAACCTACTAAGTGCTGAGCTATTTCTGGCGTGTTACTTACTATTGTCTTAGCATCCCTTATTGCACCTCTTTTTAAGTTTGGTATGTCTTGACCTGCTACGGTGATGACAGAGCCAGCCTGTTCTATTGCTTTAAGAAACAAAACTTGTAAGATGCTGTAAGTCTTACTTGAACTGGTGCCACCTTGATTGATTATCACTTCAGCATCAGTTTCAAAATTCCATTTAAAAACAGGATTAGTCTTCATCTTTTTCATCAGTTATAGGTTCATCATTACCTAATACCTGAATATTTATGTTTAAATCTTTACCATTTGTCGTTACATCTGTATGATTCATAGACAATTTTTTTAACTCTTCAGGAGTTGATATTAATTTCATTAAAGCCATCTGCAAAGTAGCATTATTTGATTTATACCACTTTGAACGCATTGATACTTTTATTTCAGTTTTGTTTTGTTCTAACAGTTCTTTTAGTTCGTTAAATTCGTTAGAGTCAACTTTAAAATAATCGTAAAATGTAGGCTTAGAAATTGGTAAATATGCAACTACATCCTCAACAAAAAAGAGTTTGTTTTTCTTTATCACTTCCTTTGCCTGCTGAAATATTTTTTTTCTATCGTATGCCATTATTCAAATTCTTTTTTACAATCAATCCCGTTTCTTTTAACGGTTAATGTCGGGTCGAGTTTTATCATTCTTTTTATGATTACATCGCAGTATTTTGGGTCTAATTCCATTCCGTAGCATTTGCGGTTAAGCTGATGTGATGCTACCATTGTTGAACCGCTGCCGAGAAATAGGTCTAAAACACTTTTGGCTTTTGGATTATGGTTTAGTCCGTTTTCAACTAATTTAATAGGCTTCATTGTTGGGTGTAATTCAGATTTTTTAGGTCTTTCAAAATCCCAAACATTTGTCAGTGTTCTATCATCAGTAAATGTTTCTCCTGATTTATTCCACCCAAACCAACAAACCTCATTTTTATTTTGATATTTACCTCTGCCCAAAGTAAACTGGTCTTTATTCCAAACAATCATAGTTGAATTATGTAATGCTTCATCTAAAGCAGTAAACATAATCCTTCCATCTTTTCCTGGGCCAGCCCAACAATAAACAACACCATCGCAAAATAGCTTAATGTTTGAAACAAATGCGGTGCAGAAGTTTTTAAATTCATCTCCACTCATATTGTCGTTTTCAATATCTCTTTGCTTAAACTTTGGATGTTTTATGTTTCCGTAGTTTATATTATAAGGCGGGTCAGTAAACACCATATCCGCTTTCTCCCCATTCATTAACTTAGCTACTTGGTCTGAATCGGTACTATCACCACAAAGCAACCTATGATTTCCAATCTCGTATAAATCACCAAGTACAGTAATTGGATCAACTGGCGGCTCGGCATCAAAATCATCTTCAACTGCTTCTAATACTTCAGGCTCCGAAAAATCAGGAACATCCAATCCCCAATCTTCCAATTCCTCAGCTATCCACTCATTCTGTAACTGCTCCCAATCCCATTCTCCAAATCCGACATTATCTTTTATAATAAATTCGCGCTGCTGTTCTTCGGTTAGTTCATCTGCCACAATTATTTCTATTTCTTTTAATCCTGCCTCCTTACACGCTTTTAATCGCATATTACCACCCAAAACGACCATATCAGAATTTACAACAATAGGACGAATTTTAAGCATTTCAGGGAATTCTTGAATTGACTTTACAAGTTTTTTAAACTTATCGTCTTTTATTATTCTTGGGTTATTTGGGTTTGTTTTAATATGTGATATTTTAACTGTTTTTTGCATTTTATTTTTGTTTTTCGATTTGATCTACTTTTCTTATTGCCCAATTAACGCCCTCAGTACCACCCCAACCAAGCCAAGCGACATATCCAGCATCCTTCCAGGGTTTACCTTTGTTTTCTTCAGATATTTCTGCATTCTTTTCGTGACGTATAAAGGCAGCCATTCGTTTAACTGTATCAAAGCTTATAGGCTCACGCTTTGCAAGTTGGTTAGCCCTTGTCCATCCTACTCTTGTCATGCCTTGTACTTCATCGCCATGTTCATCACGCCAGTCTAAAACTTTTTTTGCATTATCTGATGCTGCCTGTGGATAATCTGTGTAACTATCTTGATTCGTGTAGCTGTTGCTCATTTCAAAAGTCATGATACAAACGGCATAACGTTGGCGTTCAGTTGGGTATTCTTCAAGCATTATAGGATCAGACATACATCTTTCAATGTACTCTTCTTCATTTTCTGATGTGGTCGGTGTTGGTATTGGCATAGTCTTAAATTTTGCGAAAGATAACAATTTTTGAAATCATTTACAAATATTTTTAAAAACCTTTGTTAAATAGATAATATTATTTAGTTTTGCTATTATTTAAAATTTAAACTATTTAATTATGAAACCAAAAAGAGAAGATTATCAAAGTGATGCTGACTATATAAAATCATTAGAGAATTATGTCAACATCAAAGAGAAAAACAAAACAATTATCAGAACCTTTTCTATGCCTATTGAAACGTATGAAAGGTTAGAAAGTTACTGCCAAAAAAATAACATTAAAAAGTCACGTTTTATAGTGACATCTATTGATGAAAAACTTAAAACTTATGATTAACATCACTCAGTTCTTTGGATTTGTAGCCCTTTGTTTTTTGTTAATAATACTGAAACCAAAAGACATAATAATACAAAAACCAATCTATGTTGAAGTCGAAAAAATCATATATCGAGACACCTGCGACAGTCATTTTATTAAGACTATTGGAGAAATTGAAACAGGTAACAATGACAGTCTTAGTGGAGATAGCGGCATGGGTCGGGGTCGCTTTGGCATTTATGATATTTGTTTGACAGGTACAGGCTTCAAAGACTTATTAAACTTAGATCATTCTGATATGCACAACAAAGAAGCAGCTATGTCTGTTTTTTGGGGCATGATGGGAATATTTTGCTATGAGCATTATAAACGTCATGGTCATTATCCTACCTATGAAGAGCTTGCTCGCAAATGGTGTGGTGGTCCAAATGGCGAAACAAAGAAAGCAACGCTAAAATATTTATCAAAATTTAAACAATTATACAATGCAAAATAAAGTTTAGTTAATTGTTGTTCATTTCGTTTTGTGGCAGTCTTTCTGGGCTGCCTTTTTTGTGAGTAGTAAAGTAATACTTTACAACTGAAATTAAAAAACCCCTACTATCTCACGACAGTAGGAGCAACCTAATTTGTATGAAAAAACATTCGCACACAAATATAGTTATTAAAGTTTACCATTCCAATAATGTTCAGCTATTTTTTTTAAAACTTGTTGTTTTGCCTGGTAGAAAGATGGATAATAACTGGCACCTAAGCGACTATCTGTAATGAATCGTTCATTTCTGTCTTCAACATGATACGCCCAGGTGTTATTCAAATACTGCACAAATTCAACAACATAAACACGATGTCTGATATTTACATAAACAACATACGCCGTTTGACCTTCTGCTCCAAGATGACATACTGCTAAAGGAACGCCACTTAAATTAGTTCTACCCATGCCTCGCTCGGCTGCGACAAATTGAAAGGGTAGGTTATATTCTTCTGATGTCATGATACAAATAGTTTAGTTTGAGCGGTTACTGTTTTAAATCGTTTAAATGAGGCATCATAATACTCTTTGTCTAACTCACACGCTGTAAGTTCAAAACTGTAGTCATGGCAGGCTATTGCTATGCTTCCACTACCAAGATGCGTGTCGAGTATTTTATCACCTTCTTTTGCATATTTGTCAAGTAGCCACTTGTAAAGTGCAACAGGTTTTTGCGTTGGATGTTGCCTATTTGCATCATTTGAATTTATTTTTATCATTTGTGGATGTTTATTCATTGAACAAAAAGCAAACTCAAATTGACTCATTGTAGGAATATATGTCATTTTATCCCATATTAAAATACATTTTGTATTTCCAATATTTTGTGCCATGTAATTTCCGCCCCAAATTATTTGCTCTTTTGATACTCTTTTTAATTCATTAAAATATTCTTTAGAAGGTATTGAATTATCCCAATTTGTACGCCTAATATCATTCATAAATTTAGTTTGAGAATTTTTTTTGCTTCCGCCGTCAGTAGTTTTAGTACCTAATCCATACGGTGGGTCAACAATTGCCAAGTCAAAAAAATTATCAGGATAACGTGCCATTAACTCCATATTATCCTCATTAGTTACGGTTATCTTATCTGTCCAATTCATTTGTTCATAATTTTAGTAGCCAGCAAAAAAGCATCTCGTTTATCTTGTTCGTTCTTTTTGTTTTTATAGTTGATCAGCTTAATACCTAATGATTCAGCATAAGCTAAAAAAACGGCATTGTCTTCAATTTTCTTTCCTTTTTGGAGTGGTGATAACTCATAGACATTTTCATCGCCAAAAACAGCCTTTAAATAATCGACAGTACATTGACTGATTGCCTGATTCTTACCAGCATCTCGGCTCATCTTTGCAGCTATGTTTTTATTGTGTGATGTTTGAAAGGTCACGTTTTGCAAATTACTGTTTTCTACTGCGAATTTTAATTCCTTTTTAAACTCAGGCCAAAACTCATTACCCTCTTTCCAATTGTTAACCCATTCGATAAACTGAAGGAAGCCATCCAAAATATAGAATTTAGCATCTCCACCACCAATGACGCAAACTGCAAAACCATTTTTTCTGAAGCTGGGATCTATACCTATGTGTTGTATCATAAATATTTTTTATAGTTTCTAAATTTTTTAAAAGCTTTTGTTATGTATGTACTCAAAAATAAGAAGTTTTGCATAAATAGTGTGCGAATGTTCATTATTTAAAGGCTTTTCAATAAACTCCATTAAAATACGTTTTGCATTTTTTGCCTCATAGATATTTCTAAGATCTTGAGACTTTTCGATTAGTTGTTTTTTTGCAAGTTGTTGTGCTTTTTCATATACTAATTTTTTAAAATCGTGTTCTATTTCTATGAAGCCATGTTCTAAAGCTATTTTAGCATAGTGTGCTGGTACATCTTGCCAACACTCCCACAAATATTCATTATTTTTTCTTAATTCAATAGCTTTATCAATATTATTTTTTATAATTAGTCTTGCTTCAGCATTTTTTCTATCAATTTCTTTTTGATTTTCTTCTTGAATTATCTTATCATTTTCTATTTCAAACTTTTGTATAATTTTATTTCGGTATATTTTATAAGCCGTTAGTATATCGCCTAACATGGCAATAGTAAAAATACCACCGTATGCTTTCATTTCTACATTTTCAAAAGTGTTAGATGCTGAAAGTTTAAAAGCTAATTCAATTTCATGTACACTTATCCATGAAAACTGATCTAAAACAAATCTACATGACTCTTGTATTGTTTCAAGAGCTGCACCTTTTTGTTCATTCATACCACAATAAAGTTTAGCGCAGGCTGAT